CGGCGGCAGCGGCGCAGGTGCAGGGCTCTTACCGGGCCACGACCGTCGCTGCTGCCAGCCCAGCTGAGGCCAAGACCACGGCGCCCACCGTGCGCAAACGCCGCGGCGGGCTGAGCCTGTCGGTTGACACTGCTCCCGGGACAGGGTTGAACCTGTGACCCAATCCCCGGACACTGGACCCAGGGTGGGGCGGGCAGAAGCCTGCTACCAGCGACTGGAGGCGAGGCGAAACGAGTTTGTCGAGCGGGCCAGGGCGGCGCAGCGGCTCACGCTGCCCTACTGGCTGCCCGATGCTGACGCACAGGACGATTCTCCGCCAGGTGATCGGCGGATTCCGTACACCTCGGTCGGCTCCATGGGCGTCAACAACCTGGCGAGCAGGTTGACCATGACGCTGATGCCAGTTGGTGAGTTGTTTTTTCGGTTTGCGATCGACGAGATCGAGGCCAGCCTGGCCCAGACCGTTGCGCTGAACCAGCGGGCGCAGGCCGGCATGTTGGAGGAGGAGGAGCTAGAGCAGGCCCAAGACCAAATGGCGGCAGAGCGCAGCAGTCTGGACGGGGTGTTGGCCACCCTGGAGCGCGGCGTTCTGCTTGACCTGGAGGCGCAGGACTCCAGGCCCGAGATCGACGAGCTGAGCAAACACCTGCTGATCGCGGGCAACGTGCTCGTCCAGGACACCGACGATGGGCTGGTGTGCCACTCGCTCCTCAAGTACGTGCTACGCCGTTTTCCCAACGGCCGGCCGGCAGAGCTGGTGCTGATGGAACTGGTGGAACTGGCGGAGCTGCCCAAGGGGGCCGTGGCGTTTCTGGAAAAGCAGGGTGCTCTTAACCATCTGAGCGAGCGCACCGACTACAAGAGCGAGGAAAAGCTGAAGGTGTTCACCCACGTCCGGTGGGACCGCGCCCGGTGCCGGTGGCATCAGGAGATTCTTGGCCACGTCATTCCAGGCACGAGCGGAACATCCAAGGCAGACGAGTCACCGTGGATGCCGCTGCGGACGCAGCGACTGAGTGGGACCGCCTACTCGCCTGGCTATGTCGAGGCGGTGGCGCTGGGCGATTTGCTGACGGCTGACACCCTCACGCAGGCGCTGACGGAGCGGGCTGTGGGCCAGAGCAAATTCCTCACCGGAAGGAGGCCTGGCGCCCACATCACCGATCGGGCGTTGAGGAGGGCCAAGAATGGCGACGTGGTCACAGCCCACCCCGAGGACATCTTCTCGATCGAGCTGGGGCTGAAGGGCCAGAACACGGCCCAGGCCGAGGAGCGGCTGTCCAAGATCGAGGGCCGACTCAACATGATGTTCATGGTCATGCAGGCCCGGGACAGCGAGCGGACCACGGCAGAGGAGATCCGCCAGCTCGCCATGCAGCTTGATCAGGCCCTCTCTGGGCTTTACAGCCTCGTTGCCAAGGACTTTCTGCAGCCGTTGGTTCGCCGCCGGCTGGTGAAGATGCTCCGGACAGGCCGCGTACCTCAGATGCCCGAGATCGTGCGCCCCGTGGTGAACGTTGGGCTTGCCGCCATTGGCCGCGCCACTGACCTGGAGCGGTTGCGGCAGTTCCTGGCGGTGCTGTTTCAGTCCGTTGGCCCTGAGCAAGTGCTGGAAAGCATGAACATTGGTGAGCTGATTCGGCGTGTTGGCGCCGCGTCCTCGGTGCCGATCGCCGGCCTGGTCAAGAGCGAAGCCCGCAAACAGCGGGAACGACAGCAGGCACAGGATCAGGCCATGGTTATGCAGATGACCCAGGCCGGCGCTGCAGACCCGCAGCGGCTGGCCAACGCCGCGGCGACGGTGCAGGGCATGGCCCAGCCGCCGCCCGATCAAGCCATGCCCGAAGAGCCCCCATCACCCTGAGCACCAATGAACACCACCGCGCCAGCCCAAGCCGCCACCCCCGCGTCGTCGCAGGGCGAGGCCAGGCCCGCAGATATCCCAGTAGAAGCCCAGCAAAAGCTGTCAGACCTTGGCCTTCAGGGCGATGCCCTGAGCCAGTTCCTGGCTGACCTGGAGGACGAGCCGGACGACGACCTGTCTGCCGCCCTTGGGTTGAAGCCGGCACAGCCCGTCGAGGCCAACCCAAGGGCGGCAGAGGAGGAGTCCAAGGCGGAGGGGCCACCGCCAACCCCGACGCCGGCCCAGCCGCTCACCGAGGAGGAGATCACAGCCACCTATGGCGAGCTGGTGGCCGGGAAGGCCAAAGAGGCAGGCATCGACCTCAATGCTTGGCGCGCCGCGTTCGAGGCAGGGGCGGACACCGCCACGTTCCGGCAGTCCATGGCAAATGCGTTGGGCTTGCCCGTGGAGGTGGTGGCGCAGTACGAGGCGGGGAGCCGCCGACCCGAGGCACCCGGTCAGCCGCAGCCACTGGGCGAGGCCGAGGAGAAGGCCCTGATCGAATTCGCCGGGGGACGGCCGGCCTTTGATCAACTCAGTTCATGGGTTGCAGCGACCATCCCAGACAACCCGGCCGTGACCGGATTCAATGCTGCCGTGGTTGGTGGTAACGGCGAGGCAGCCAAGGCCTACCTGCTTGCCATCCACCTGCTGCACCAGCAGGACGCGGGGCACGAACCCCAGCTGATTCACGCCGGGGACACCTATGGCGAGGCGAGCGATGTGTACCAGAACTATGACCAGCTGATTGCGGACAAGACCGCAGTTGACCAGCGAACCGGTCGGCCCAGGTATGAAGTTGACCCCAAATGGAGAAAGTACGTGGAGAACAAGACGCGCAGATCAAACGCACTGATGTAGTCTGTGGCCATGAGTACGGCTGCACTGACGCAGCAGACACGGCGGGCCGCCTGAGGGCGAAACCCGCCGTGTCGCGCGGACAGGGCGGTGGCTCACAGCAAACATTGCAGTGACAGCATCAGCTATTGCCGGGTCCATTGGACTCAGCCGCCTTGGGCAGATCCGAGGCACTGGCGACGACAGGGCTCTTTTTCAGCGGCTCTCGACCGCAGAGGTTTTGGGGGCTTTCAAGAGAAAGCTCGTCTTCTCGGACTACGTCCGGCGGCGAGACATCAGGAATGCCAAGGAGGCCACGTTCAAAGTGAGCGGCCGGCGCACCGCTGGCTACGCCATCCCTGGCATTCCCATCAACAACATCCCCACGGACGCCAACAATCCGAACCCCTCCAACGCCCCCAGCGACCGCAACCAAGTCGTAATCACCCTGGATGGGCTGCTCTGTGCGGCCGACACCGTCACAGAGCTTGACGAGTTGATGGAGGATGCCGAATACCGGAGTGAATTTATGACAGAGTTGGGCAACGCTCTAACGAGCGAGGAGGATGCCCGCGCCGCACGAATCATCGTGGCCACGGCCAGGAAGACAGACGATCTCCTCGCCAAACCGATCAACCAAAATCGGCGTGGAACTGTCGTCACTCTGGGCGCTTCCTACAACACGGCGAACGCAATGACTAGGGCCGACATGTTGGCCGACGCCATCAAAACCGTCGTGGCCACCATGGCGAGCAAGGACGTGCCATCGGACAAGATTTCGGGATTGCGCTGCGCGGTGGACCCATTCACTTACTATCAGTTCTTTGACGGATCCCGGACTATTAACGCCGACTTCAATCAAGGCAGTCCCAATGGCGGCTTTGGGAGCGGTCAATTTGGAAGAATTTACGGAGTGCCCGTGACGTGGTCCAACCACGTCGCCCAGCCGGCGTACACGTTGGTGGCTAATCAAGATCGCAATCCTGATTATGCGACCGATATGTCCTCGGTTGAGGCCATCATTTGGCACTCAGACTGCATGGGCATTCTCTCCTTGATGAGGCCCAGGCTGGGCATGACCGGCGAGGATTACAAGCTGATCTACAGCACGACCCTCTTCGGGGCCAAAATGTCGATCGGCATGAACAGCCTCAGGCGCGAGGTTGCAGCCGTCATCCAGCGGACCGCGCCCTGACCTGGCCTATGCTCTGCATCGAGCAGTGGGTTCCCGGCCCAGTCCCGAGCATGAGGCGGGGCTGGGCTTTTGATTGGCCCGATAGCATGGAACTGCACCGCCGCAGCGCTGATGACCACGCCTGGCAGGACCACGCAGCTGGAGGCGGTGAACATCATGCTTGACGTGATCGGCGAACAGCCGGTCAACACGCTCCAAGGGGAGCAAATCACCGAGGCCAGGCAGGCGCTGTCTGTGCTGATGGAGTTTCACAAGGACGGGCAGACCCGGGGGTGGACATGGAACAGCGAGCAGGGCTACCCCTTTGCCAAGTCTGTGGACGGCACCATCACGGTGCCAGCAAATCTGGCCAGCTTGGTGCTGGTTGACACCCAGGACTGGGGCACCCGCTTCGTGCTGAGGGGCGCCCGCGTCTACGACACAGTCGCGCACTCATACGTTCTGCCCGCAGGGCTGCAGGCGCTCTTGGCCGACGTGGTGTGGTTCCTCCCGTGGGAGGAATGCTCTGAGGCCTACAACCGCTGGACAAGCATTCGTGCTGCCAGGTCATTCGCGGGTCGGGCGCTGGGCGACGCGGCGATCCCCCGGCTGGTGGAGCTGGATGAGCAAGCGGCGCTGATCGAGTTGGAGCGGGCGGAGGCCGATCAGGCTCAGGGGAATTGGCTCTCCCCTGACCCGGCGTTCCCCTCGCAATGGCCAGACGCGGGGCTGCGCCGCAATGCCGGGAGGCTGCTGTGAGCCTCGTCCGTGTTCCTCTCGCGGGCCTGGTCCAGGGGATCAGCCAACAGCCGGATGCACAGCGAGACCCAAGCCAGGCGGAGCGACAGGTGAACGGGGTCAGTTCCACCACTGACGGATTGCGTCAGCGAGAGGGCTCTAGATCCGTGGCTCGGGTCAGCACCACGCCGTTTGGGGACGTGTTGATTCACCAGATCCAGCGCGACGCCGACGAGCAGTATTTGGTCGTCATCTCCAAGACGCAGATCAGGGTTTTCGATCTGCAGGGAGGAGAGAAGACCGTGATTGCTGCCGCCGGAGCGTTCTCATATCTCTCCACCGTCACCAGCGCCAGTCGAGACATCAGGGCCGCCACCGTGGCGGACTACACGTTCATCAGCAACACGGCGACGGTCCCGGCCATGGACTCGGCGGTGGCGCCAGCGGTGGCACGCCCGGCCGCCCACGAGGCTCTGGTGTGGGTGAAGGCCGCCAACTACGGGCAGAACTACAAGGTCAATGTGAACGGGACACAGGCTGCGGTCGAGACGGCCGTGGCGCCCGTGGTCGTCAGCGGCACCACCACCACCACGAACCGGATCAGCACAGAGGAGATCGCCGAACAGCTCAGGACAGGGCTGACTGGCGCAACGGGTGTCGCCGTCGCCCGGGTGGGCAGCGTGCTGCACATCACGAGTTCCTCCGTGATCACCGTGGCGGCGACTGATGCCAGGGCGAACGCCGACATCACCGCCATCACCAACAGCGTGGGCGCGCTGCAGGAGCTGCCCACCATCGCCCCGCAGGGTTATCAGGTGGAGGTGCTCGGCGATCCGACCAACCCCAACGACGGCTACTTTGCGGCGTTCCGCACGCGCTCAGGAATTTTCGGGGAGGGGTCGTGGGAGGAGACCGTCGCTCCTGGCGTGAGGTTCCGGCTCAATGCGGGGACCATGCCTCACCTGCTGGTGCGGCTGGCCAATGGCGAGTTCTGGTTTGGGCCCGCCGATGGGTCGGTCCAGGGCGGCACCACAATCCCCCGCTGGGGGCAGCGCACCGCCGGTGACGAGGATTCAGCAGAAGACCCGACGTTCGTTGGCAAGGCGATCGAGGACATCCTCGTGTTCCGCAACCGCCTGACCGTGCTGGCGGACGAAGCGATCGTCCAAGGGAGGCCGCGGGACCTGTTTGAGTTTTTCCCCGAGACCGTGATCACCACGCTCGATTCCGACCCGATCGACCGGACGGCTGGCAGCAACAGGGTGAGCGTGCTCAGGTTTGGCGTACCGAGCCAGGATGAGCTGATCCTGTTCTCGGACCAGGGCCAGTTCCGGTATGGGACAGCCGATGTGGCTCTCACTCCCAAGACGGCAGATGTAAATGTTCTGACGAACCTGGAGGTGGCCACCAGTTGCAGGCCGATCCCTGTGCAGGGAGAGATATTCTTTGTCCAAACCAACGGCCAATACAGTCGTCTAAGAAACTTCAGTATTCGCGGCGCCGGCACAGCGCTGGTGGCCGACGCTGGCGACCTGACCGAACAGGCCAGTGGATACGTGCCCTCCGGCGTGTTCCGTCTGGCCCAAAACGATTCTGGCAATGCGGTTTTCGCATTGTCAAACAAAACTGGGCATCAAAATAAAGTGTACGTCTACAAATACTTTGTTCGTGCTTCAGGTGGTTCCGCTGAACGGATCCAGTCCAGCTGGAGCCACTGGGAGTTTGTCGCAGCGGAAAAGATATTAGACATTATCTGTGTTGAGGAGACACTTTATATGCTTGTCCAATACGGCTCTGAGGTGTGGCTGGAGGCCATCAGTGCCACAGATCGCCTCCGCAATGTGGATCCCGCCCCCTATCCGTTCGCCCTGGATCGACTGGTGAGCACCACCACCGAGACCCCCGCAGCGCTCCGTGTCCCAACCGGCGTTTTCGACCCGATCGCCAACCAGACGACCTGGACCCTTCCGTGGGCAGCCAGGAGCAGGACACAGGCGTGGTCTGGGTACTCGACCTCCAGCAACGGCGGCGTGCTGCTGGGCGAGGCCACCAGCGGCAACCAGATCAGCGCCAGGGGCGACTGGGCCACCAGCGGTCCGCCGATCTGGTTTGGCGAACAATTCCTGTTTGAGTATGAGTTCAGCCGGTTCCGCTACAGGGAGGAGGTCCGGGGATCGCAGGTCGCGGCAAATGAGCCGCGGACGCAGGTGCGATACGCCGAGCTGCGGTATCAGCGCAGCAAGTATTTCCGAGTCCGAGTCGAAGCAGAGGGGCGGAACCCGGCCGTCTACGAGTTTGATGGTATCGCCCTGGGCGTGTCCGGCAGTCAGGTCGGGTCCACCCTTGGTGTGGCAGGTGGAGTGCTGAAGGATGGCGTTTTTCACATCCCCATCCGATCGGCTGGCGAGCGGGTGCGAATCACCCTGGAAAATGACACGCCGCACCCATGTAGTTTTGCATCTGTGGAGTGGGCTGCGATCATTACGGCAAAGGCGAGGAGGCGGGGATGAAGTGGGCCCCTGTTACAGAAGCCAGCGCACGGGCTGTCGCGGCTGGCCTTCGGCACTTTGATGCCCGGGAGGCCCTGAACATTTACGAGTGGTCTCCCGAGGAAGCAGTCGAAAGATCCCTCGCCAACAGCACCGTGAGGCGCTGCATCTGTGCATACGACGGGGAGCCGCTGGCCGTGTGCGGCGTCACCAATCAGGGGGTTATCTGGCTGCTGGCCACGGAAGGACTGCTGGCCACGCCAGTCAGGCGCCGCCTGTTCCTGCGGGAGGGCAAGCAGTGGATTGATGGGCTGGTGGCCAGCCAGCTGTGGCCAGTCCTGGAGAACTGGGTGATGGCCTCCAACTGGGACACCCTGCGGTGGCTCCGGTGGATGGGCTTTTCCGTCGGCGGCGCATCCGGGCTGTGGGATGCCCCAGTCCTTGTCCAACACGTCTGGAGAAAAGCGCGATGGTGATGCTCACTCCCGCCACTGTTGCCCTGGGCCTTGGCGGGGCGGACATGCTGCTGGGGGGCGTCAGCAGCCTCCTTGGCGGCGCGGCGGCCAGGCAGGAGTACGCGGCGCAAAGGGCGTTCCAAACCGCCAACACTCGCTTCGCCCAGTGGCAAGCGGGCTTTTCGCAGCGCTTTGCCAACGCAAATGCGCAGTACAACTACTGGCAGGAGACTGTCAACTGGAATCAGCAGGTCGCGTACAGCAAAAGCCTGCGCAATTTCGAGACCCTCAAGGCTGTTGAGCAGGCCCGTGTCGTGGCCGAGACCAGGGCCAATGCCGCCGCGGCGTTCGTCGGTGATTCCGCCGCGATCAGCGAAGCGGCGGCCGAGGCGTCCATGGCCGAGGCCGTGGCGTTCCATCAGTTCCAGCTGGCGTCCCTCCAGGCCCGAGGCCGCGCCCTGGCCAACGAACAGGAAGGCAAGTCAGCAGAGCGGATGATCAACGACTTTGCCCGTCAGGTGGGCGACTACCAGGCAATCATGGAGATCAACCAGAGGCTGCGTGGACGGCAGTACAGCCGGCAGCAGGCCGCCGCCGTGGCTGAGTATCTCAACCGCTACAACTCCCAGCAGTTCTATGCGGAGCAGCCGTCCATGGAGCCGGTGGCGCCGTTCGCCCCGCTGCCCGCCCTGCTGGAGGCGCCACCGCCGACGATGACCGGCGCAGGGCCCAGCGGGCTGGCATCTGGCCTGAGGTTGGGAAGCGCGGTCTTGAGCGGGGTGCAGACCGGATTGGGCGCCTACAAGGGCCTGGCGATCAAATGACACGCGAAAGCCTGGGCCAGAACCAAATCAGCCCACGGGCGCAACCGGTCGGAGCGTTTGTGCAGCCCGGTCGTGTCGATGTGGCTGCGCCGGGTCAATTCCCGATGATGCCCAACCCGCCGGGGATGCGGCTGATCGGGCAGGCCAGCGGCGGGAGCGTCGAAGGCGTCAACCAAATGGCAGAGCTGGCGGCAGCACTGGCGCCGTTCAGCAAGGGGCTGATCCAGCTGGGCGCCACGGGCGCCGAGGCCTACGCGAGCGCCGAGTACCAGAGGGGGCAGGCCGAGGCCGCCCGAGCGCAGGTGCAGGTGAACCAGCAGATGCAGGCATCCCGATCCCTCTATGCCGCAGAGGGCAGGAGGCTGGACAACGCCGACCCGATCGGCGCTCTGGCGATGGACAGGGTGAATCCCTGGCGACAGGCGGGCCGGCAGAACCGGCTCAGCCGGATCGCAGGGATGGAGATCGGGCCAGAGGTGGAGCGGGCCTATCGCAACTTCCCTGGCGTGGCCGAACTGCCCGAGGGGGCGCCGGAGATCATGCAGCTGCACGCGCAGGCCGTGCAAGGCGTCGTGAAGAAATACGGGCTCGACGAGACCAGCCCCGGGTTCCTGGAGTACGTGTCGCCGCAGATTGGCCAAGCCCAACAGCGGCTCTACGAGCAACACAACGCCGATCGGGTCAAGCACGCCAAGGAGACGGCCTGGCGAGAAGCTGCCGCCGCCGGGTTCGCCATCTATCGGCAGGCCGTCGAATCCGGCCAAGTCGAGTACGAGGTGTTCGCTCCGGACGGGCGGTCAGCTCGTCGGCTGGCCATCAAGAGCAAGGATCCTGTCTCCTGGCAGCAGGGCGTCCAGATCCTGATCGGCCGCGAGATCCGGCGGCTGATGGACGAGACCGGCATCAAGGGCGAAACACAGGCCCTGACGCGCGAGGCAATCGTCCGGCTGGATCAGATGGCGACCGCCGCTGGCCTGACGGACCTGCGGCGGATGCTGTTGCAGGTGGATGTGGCTCCACCTGGGAAGGGCGGGGAGCGGGTGACGGCGGCCGATCTCTACGGGGTCGATCTGTTCAGGGGAGGAGAGGAGATCGAGAGTCTCCGCTACCAGCAGGCTCAGCGAGCGTGGCAGGCGCAGCAGCGCCAGGACGAGTCGGTGGTGGCCGAGTTCGAAACCGAGCTGGCCTATGCGCTGGATGGACTCAACGAGGGGCCCGCCCGCGCGCAGGCCACGCAGAGAGTCATCGACAAATTCAAGAGCCGGGCGCCCATGGCCCAGCTGCTGAAGTCGGCGCAAGCGATCAACCGCACTGTCACCGACCTGGGCAAATTCGGCTACGACCCGTCCTGGATGGACGCCGCGTTGCAGCAATTCGAGGAGCAGGAGGGCACGGCCTGGGACAGCAATCGCAACGCCAGGCAGTTCGAGTCGTTGCTGTCCACGGTCTCGCCAGACGAGCGCGGAAAATATCGAGATCGCTGGAGCGCCATTCGCCGAAGGAAGGATCAGGAGGCGGCGAACATGCCACTGACGTTGGTCGGCCCGATCATCGCCGCGAAGATGAAGGCGAACTTGCGCGAGGCTTACCCCAGCGACACGACCGAGGCGGCGCTCCGCGGCGCGGACATTTCGGCCATGATGGCCTGGGGCAACGCGGACGTGGCCAGATCCGCGCAGCTCCAACACAGCGCCTACACCAGGCATGTGAGCGCCAGGCTGGCAGAAGCTGCCGCCAAGAAAGGCGCAAAGCTCAACAGCACTGAGATCCTGAACGAGGCAAACAAGGCCGTTCGGGAGTTCGGAAGCAAGGACAAGGAGGCCTACCAGCAGCTGTTCCCCGGGTCAGGCAGGCCCGGCGCTCCTCCATCGGTCGGGGCACAGGCCCGGCCCCCTGCGCCTAAGGACGGCAAGCCCGCAGCCCCGCGACCGAAGGTCTACCCGAGCTTCCAGCTCGACAACATGCCCGACCGAGAGCAGCGGCTGAAATCGGGCGGGCCGGTGATGGAGCGTCCGTCGATCGAGGAGGAGATGGTTCGCGTCCTCCGCGGCGGCAGCCCCAGCGCAGCGGTGCAGCGGGCTGCCAGGGATGCCGGGATGCCCGTTGGGCGGTTCCTGCTGCGGCAGATGGAGGCCTATCCGAACAATGACCGGATCCTCAAGCCCGAGGTTCGCCAGCAGCTGCTGCGGAGCAGTCGTGATGTGCAGGGGGCGGAGAACGCGTGGCGGGCTCCGGCCGATCGCTACAGCCCCGTGGCCAGGCGCAGCAGCTGGTGGACCGACCTGATGGTCTCAGGCTTGGATCTGGTCACCGGCGCGAGGCCCTCCTATGCCGGGCAGGCTCCGTGGGGACGCGGCCTGATGCCGAGATCCACCGCCATGCTCAACCGGCAAGGCCCCGGCGCGGCGGCGACCAGCGGGCCGGTGCTGGGCCTGCTGGCCAGCACGAACCGGCTGATCAGCAAGGGGGCGCATACCTGCACGGCCTCGGTGATCTACACCCTTGAGGCCAATGGCGTGCTCGACCCGCAAAAGCAGACGGCCGGTGGTGTTGACCCCAGCAACAACCCCCGGGGCCTGGCCTCCCTGATGGTGCGCAGAGAGGGGTGGGTGCCGTTGCCTGGCCTGGGCACACCCCGCACCATCAACAGCCCCGCCGGGTCGTTCCAAGCCAATGTGATGAGCGGGGCCGACTACGCTGCAGCGGTGCAGCGAGGACAGATCCCCGGTGGAGCGCTGGTGTTCCAAACACGGCTCGACTGGAATGGCGCCAGCAGCGGTTCCCGCGGATTTGACGTGGCCATTGCCCGTAACGGCGGGCGCAATCATTGGAACTTTGGAATGACCGGAACGCTCGTTTACGGCCAAGGCACTCGTCAGGTGTTCGTGCTGGTGCCCGGGCGGAGCGGAGGGCGGCGATGAGTACTGAACTGCGCAAGCGCAACGGAAGGTGGGAACTGGTCGGAGTGTCCGACGCCAGGGATCTGGTGCCGGTGGCCCGTCCCCAGTCGGCGAGGCAGGCGCGGCCAAAGCCGGCAGCAAAGCCGGCAGCAAAGCGCCCCTCCGGGTCAGCACGGCCAAAGCCGGCAGCAAAGCGCCCCTCCGGGTCAGCACGGCCCAAGCCGGTGGCGAGGCGCAAGGCAGGGCAGCAATCGTTCCTGTCCAGTCTCCTGAGCATTTTCGGGCACATCGAGACAAAGAAAGCCCGCACCGCCACGGCCTCCGGGCGGCAGCTTGGCCTGGGCGTCGTGGGCGCAGCGGACAACGCCGCACGGATGGGCTACAGCTTCTACCAGCGCCAGGTCAAAAAGCGGCCAAAGGCTGACCCGTCATCCGGGGTGGTGGGCGAAAGGCTCGACAGGCTGGTGGACACCGGCTACCGGGCGTTTGGCGCCAAGCCACCGTCAAAGATGACACAACCCGAGCGAGGGCGGGACCAGTTCCGGCGAGCCCTGACCACCAATCTGCTGCTGACTCCGGTCACCCCGCAGTTTGGGTTCCTGCGCGGAGTGCCAACCATCCAGCTGGGAGCACAGTTCGCCGCCAACGAGATTTTGTCCAACTACTTGGACGACCAGACCGGCGGCAACATCATCAACACGATCAACAGCGCCTGGGGATTGAAGCTCCCCGGCGCCGTGGACGTTGGCAGCGACGACATGATCGACGCCGCAAACAAAAGCCTGCTGCCAAATTCGGCGCTCAGCCTTACGGCGGGGTCCGCGCTTGGCCTGACCCCCAAGGTGCTCGACGCCGGGGCACGGGCGGGCGCCAACCGGTTCCGCAACATCCGCCGCAACATCCGCGCCGGGCGCGCGGTGCAGCAGGAGACAGCAGAGCGGGCACGGCAGCAGGCGGCGGGCCTGACCCGCGAGACCGAGGGAGGGATCGTCTTCACGCCAGAGGCGCAGCAGCCGCCACCTCCGCTGGACATGGAGGAATGGGTGCAGGGCTTCAAGGCCCGCGAGCGGGAGCGCAACGCCGCCGCTGCAGGCGCAACACCGCAACCGCAGCCGCGCCAGATCCCCACGATTGACGCCACCGCCGAGACGTTTGGCAAGGCGCAGCCAGCACCACTGCCCTCTGCCAACCCACCCAAGGACCCGTGGATGGATGACGAGCAGTACCAGGCCTGGCTGCGACAAAATGCGTTGGCGGAGGCCTGGCTGCGACAAAATGCGTCGGCGGAGATCGTTCCTGTTGCTCCTCCAGCAGCGCGACCCCCAGCCGAGCTGCCAAGGCAGCCACTGCCCCCGCAAGACGACCTGAGGGGCGAGGGCCTGGCCGACCCCTGGGGAATGGGGCCAGACCCCAACAGCCCCGTCCAGCAAGAGCTGGGGCGGAAGGCTGGCGCGGCCCCGCCGAGCCGCAGCGAACAAGCCGCCGACCCCGAGGTCGAGATCGAGGTTGACCCCGAGGTTGACCCCGACGGCTTCCCCGTCTATTCGCCTGACCTGCCGGAATCCACCGC